TGAAATCCTGTGTGTATTTCATTGAAACGCCTTGTCGTGCAAGTGACCTGTATTTGTCCATCATTCCATCAAAACCACCAACAATGATGCCGAGGCGTTCCCGCATCAGGCTGGCATCAAAATCTGTGCCATGTGTCAACATCACACGGCTTGGTGCAACCTCAGTATCAGCCGCAGAAAGTGTGTTGTTGCACACAACTCTGATGCTGGTGAATTGACCGATAGTGGCCGCTGAACCATCAAATGATGTGCTGAGAAGCAAATAGCCTTTCACAGCATCATCATTCAGGACTACGGCTTCTTTGTTGACATTTGCCAATGCCCAGATGCGCTTGCCGCCTTTAATTGCACCAGCAACTTCAAGAGTAAAGCCAGCCGATTGCACAAGCGTGTTGAAGAAGTCCAGGACATCCGCTGGTTGGTGAATTTTGTATCGGTCAGAAACAACACCAAGTGGGGTCTTTGTGTCATTGCGGAAAATAACATTTTTATTTTCAACCTTTTGAGGTGCAGCAAGACCCTCAGGCCAAAACATTACTGGAGAGACCTGTGCCTCCCAATCAAGTCCAGCTTCGGTGCGCCATACATCAATGGGTGCATCCTGGGTCAACTGTTGACCAAGGCCATGCCAAGGAGTTTTGTTTGCGTAAGCAATTTCTGCTTTGCCTGTGATCGCATTGTTTTCAATTAAGTGAGCCATGATTTTTCCTAAAGATGGGGCCGAAGCCCCGTGGGTTGATTAAGCGTTTGCCAGTTGTTGGATGGTGGGGAGTTTCAAAAAGCAAGCATCAAGAACACCAGCGTGAAGTGTTTGACCATTGCTTGTCGTATAGGTAAGTTCAACCGAGAAGTGATTGACTGCCTCCACCGTGTAAACGGTTGCATCTGGAAGGTCGGTAGCTACCACCTTGATGCCTTTGTAAAGTTCCTGAGGTTTCATGATTTCTCCAAAAAGACCCTTGTGCGAAATTGCTAGGGCATGGTCACATTGTATAGGGTTCTAAACACTCGTCAATAAATGATGCGATATTTTTATAGGGACTTTCCCTAATACGGTTGTCCACTTTGTTTAGTAAAATGCACCGATGTCAAAAGATGAAGCCATTTCTAGAGCTGGTTCACAAGTCGCACTTGCAAGGTTGCTGGGTGTGACAAGAGGTGCTGTTTGTCAATGGAAGCAGTTGCCAAAAGGTCGGCTGTACCAGCTCATGGTCATAAAACCTGACTGGTTTGTGAAGATATAATTTTTTGAAACCCAGCTAGGCAAGGAGTAGCTACCTTGCTGAAAAGTGAACTCCCCACCTGCTGACGTTTCTTTTCAGGGAGTTTTGCGGAGATGCTTTGTGCATTACTACACATTCAACATCGGTGATTACCGAGGTGCAACTGCACACCTTTCAAATGAGGAAGACCTTGCGTATAGAAGGCTCCTTGATATGTACTATGACACCGAGCAAAAAATCCCACTTGATACCCACTGGGTTGCCAGACGCATCCGAGTGGAGGCCTTTGTCATTGTGGATGTCTTAAACGATATGTTTGAAAAACATGAAGATGGTTGGTTTCATGCTCGCTGCCATGAGGTGATTGGTCACTATCACGCTATGGCAGAAAAGAACAGGGCAAACGGGAAACTTGGTGGAAGGAAAAAGAACCCAGTGGGTAACCCAGTGGATACCCACTCGGAACCCATCGCTAAGGCAACTAATAACCAAGAACCAATAACCAATAACCAAAGGAATACCAATATATGTCCATCAGATGGTGTACCTGAGATGGAGTTGCCTGATTGCAAACACACAGAAGTCATTGGCCTATACCACCAGCATTTGCCTACATTGCGGAAGGTCGAAGTCTGGAATGCTGCACGACAAGGTTATTTGAGACAGCGATGGCGAGAGGTTGCGGCAGAACTCTCACAAGGCAAACAGATCCAAGCTGATGATGTTCTCACATGGTGGGCAGATTTTTTCAGGCATGTTGGCAGATCAAAATTTCTGACAGGAAAAGTCAACAGCAAAGATGGTCGTGTGTTTACAGCAGACCTTGAGTGGATTCTCAAACCAAGCAACTTCGCAAAAATTGTAGAGGGGAAATACCATGGCACTAACTAATTTCAAACAGCAAACAAACAATCAGATTGACGAGACAGATCACACTTTGTGCAGCGTTCCTGGTTGTGGAAAACGATGGTCAGTTCACATGGAGGGTTACAGACCAATGTGCAGCGAACATCAGTGGGGCGGTAAAACTTTAAAGCCAAAGAAAAATCTTGCAGATGCTTTACAAGCTAAAAACATCGTGCAGTGGTATGACGACAAAGACGAGATTTATTGATGAACAAAAACCAAGCAAACCAACTATTGGACAAATTACGTGATGGACAAAAATTCAGTTTTGAACAAATCAGCGCCGCCCTTTTTGCCACTGGTGACTTACATGACCCAATGCGAGGCGAGAGAATGGAAGGAGAGGTACAAAATGAAGGTCAAAGAGATTGGCAAGCAGAACGCCCAGAACTGGTGGGCAGGTGTGAAAGCCGACATTCTGCGAATACGTGGACAGGCTGGTCACGATACCTTGATTGCAGAAATGAACAGGCAGCGCCATGATGCAAATACACTTTCAAGTTGAGGGTGACCCAAAAGGAAAAGGCCGACCCCGGTTCAGCAGGGTTGGCAACTTCACGAAGGTTTACACCGACAAACAGACCTTGACTTATGAGGCCATGATTGCCACTTTTGCCAAACAAGCAATAGGTGCGACAGAGCCTCTTAAAACGCCCTTGAGCGTGTTTTTATACGTAAGACTTCCAATTCCACAGTCTTACCCCAAAAAGCGCAAGGAAGCGTGTTTAAAAGGCTCTGAGATGCCTTGCAAGAAGCCAGACATCGACAACATTGCAAAAACCTACCTTGATGCCATGAACGGGGTCATTTTCGTGGATGACACCCAGGTCATTGATTTGCACGTGAAAAAGGTCTACGCAGAAAAAGCTGGCGTTGATGTCATGGTGATGGAGCTGCAATGAAACCAGAACAAGCAGCCGAGACAATCCGTCAGATTGCACCAGCTTACGGTGAAGCCAAAGCGCAGCGGGTGTACCTTGAAGAATTCAGGAAATCCAAAAAAGCCCTGCTGATGAAAGACGCTCTAAAACTTGGCGTGGAAGCAGCAAACGCCCAGGAACGTGAAGCCTACGCAGATCCGGCTTATCACCAGTTGTTGAAAGGGCTGGCGCTGGCAGTGGAGCAAGAAGAGACTCTGAAGTGGCAACTGGAAGCGGCAAGGCTCGATATTGAAATCTGGCGCACACGTGAAGCCACCAACCGAATGCAAGACAGGGCGCACCAATGATTGCAAAACACTCCTACGTGAGAAGCAAAAAGCTCTTAAAACTGGTGGCTAGCCTTGACTGCCAAATCTGCGGGTCAGGCGTTTGCGTCCAGGCGGCACATACAAACTGGGGCGGCGGCAAAGGCCGAGGCATTAAGGCTGATGACAATCTCACGGCTGCGCTGTGCATGAGTTGCCATTACGATATTGACCAAGGAGCCAAATGGTCAAAAGCGGAGAGGCAACTAGCATGGAACGTGGCGCACCATAAAACAGTGCAATTGTTAGTGGACACAAACCAATGGCCTGTTGACATACCTATACCTGAAATAGCACAATGCTAGTGCTGACAAAGCAGTTGCCAGCTTTTGGGGCTTCGGCCCCGTTTTTTAAGGAGTAACCGTGAAAACCCTAATCACAATCGCAGCCTTGCTGCTGTCTTTTGCAATCCAAGCTCAAACTACCACCAGATGCGTGAAAAATTGGGATGGCAGCGTCACTTGCACCACAACTCGCAATGGTGGTTTTTAAATGACCAACCCAGCGGATAAAGTTCAAAAGTGGGCCATTGACAAGCTCATACCCTACGCACGCAACGCACGCACTCACTCTGATGAGCAAGTCGCACAGATTGCTGCAAGCATCAAAGAATGGGGCTGGACAACGCCAGTGTTGGTGGACGAGGATGGCGGCATCATTGCAGGGCATGGTCGCACCTTGGCGGCACAAAAGCTAAAGATGACAGAAGTGCCTGTAATGGTGGCAAAAGGCTGGTCAGATGCCAAAAAAAGGGCTTACATCATTGCCGACAACAAACTTGCCCAAAATGCTGATTGGGATAATGCTATGTTATCCCTGGAGCTAGAAGAGCTTGATGGCCTGGGTTTTGACATTGACCTAACTGGCTTTACACCAGAGGAAATTTCTGAGCTTTTGCTGCCTGATGTTGACGATGAACAAATTGATAACAGTAAGTACACAAAAAAAATAGATGCCCCTGTTTATTCGCCATCCGGTGATTGTCCTGCTGTAAATGAACTTTACGACAAAGTGAAATATGAGCAGCTAACGGCAAAAATTTATCAGGACCCTGAAATCAAGGCAGAGGTAAAAGATTTTTTGCTGGCTGCGGCAGCAAGACACATACGATTCGACTTTGAGCAAATTGCTGAGTTTTACGCACACGCAGACCCCGACTTGCAGCAGCTCATGGAAGACAGCGCACTGGTCATCATTGACTTTGATAAGGCCATTGCGAACGGTTACGTAAAGCTTTCGCAAGCCATCAGTGATGTTTACGCTAGCGAAAAGGGCGAAGAACATGATGCCTAAGACCTTTGCTGTTTTTATTCTGACACATGGGCGGGCAAACAATGTTTACACCTACCAGACCCTACGCAAAAGCGGCTACACAGGCAAGATTTACCTGATTTGTGACGACGAAGACAAACAGCTTGATAAATACAAAGAGGTTTACGACAAAGACTCTGTCATTGTTTTCAACAAACAAGAGGCTATTGAAGCCACTGACAGCGGAGATAACTTCAAGAAACGCAACAGTGTGGTGTACGCAAGAAACATCAGCTTCAAAATTGCGGCAGATCTCGGATTGACACACTTTTGGCAACTGGATGACGATTACACAAGGTTTGATTACTCAACCAACGAGGAAATGCAATACATCACATCCCAAAACAAGATTGGCAACCTTGACGATGTGCTTATCGCACTAATTGAGTTTTTGGACACAACACCATTTCATTCGGTCGCATTCGCACAGGGTGGGGACTTCATTGGAGGAGAGGGTTGCGTTCTACTAAGCAAGATGCGAAAAGATGAAATCTACCGCAAGGTAATGAATTCTTTTATGTTTCGGGTAGATCGTCCAGTAGAGTTCATGGGCCGCATCAACGAGGATGTGAACATGTATGTCGAATGGGGCAGACGTGGCAACCTTTTCATGACCACACCCCAGTTACGCTTGCAGCAAGTCGTTACGCAGCAAAACGCAGGTGGATTAACTGAAATCTACCTTGACCTCGGCACGTATACAAAATCGTTCTATTCGGTGATGTACGCACCATCGTGTGTAAAAATCTCAGAAGTAGGCACAAACGACAAGCGGATACACCATCAAGTATCATGGAAGCACACTGCGCCCAAGATACTGAGTGAGGAGCATCGCAAGCCAAGGCTGCTCTCACGCATTACAAGCACAGTCAAGTAAACGCAGAAAACCAACCTTTCGCGGAGGTTACATATGAAGAAAAGTACTGAAAATTCCACCCGACTGCCTAAAAAAGAGGCAGATGAGCCTAAAAAGAATGGCGGAGCAAGAGAGGGTTCTGGCAGAAAGCCATTTTTGCCAACAGATTCAGAGCGCAAACAAGTTGAGGCCATGTCTGGTTATGGTGTGCCATTTGAGCAGATTGCCGCTCTTGTTCGTGAGGGAATCGACATTGATACGCTACGAAAATACTTCAGCGCAGAATTGGTGAACGGCAAGGCCAAAGCGAACGCACAAATTGGCAAGGGCATATTCCAAAAAGCAATGGCTGGTGATACCACGGCACAGATTTGGTGGTCAAAGTGCCAGATGGGCTGGAAGGAAACCCACAAGCACGAACTTACAGGCGCTGATGGACAGCCGCTTGAATTCACCAAGATTGAACGTGTAATCGTCAAACATGCATAAAGTTTTGCAGCTTCAGACACCAGAATGGGCGCAGCCCTTGTTGGAGTCGGCACGCTACAAAGGCGCATGGGGTGGCCGAGGTTCCGGCAAGTCCCATATGTTTGCTGAGTTGATGATTGAGATGCACATCATGGATCAGAAGCGGCGCAGCGTTTGCGTGCGTGAAATCCAGAAATCCTTGAACCAATCGGTAAAGCGGCTGCTCGAGACCAAGATTGAGGCCATGAACGCTGGCGCTTACTTTGAAGTCCAGGATTCGGTTATCAAGTCCAAGAAGGGCGATGGAGCCATCATCTTTCAGGGTATGCAGAACCACACAGCCGACAGCATCAAGTCGCTGGAAGGCTACGACTGCGCTTGGGTGGAGGAGGCCCAAAGTCTGAGTCAATCCAGCCTTGACCTACTGAGGCCAACCATCCGCAAGCCTGACAGCGAACTGTGGTTTACGTGGAACCCTAGACAGCAAAGCGACCCTGTGGATTTCTTGTTAAGAGGCCCAGAGCCACCTGTAGATGCCAAGGTCATCAAGGTCAACTTTGGCGAAAACCCGTGGTTTCCACAAGTCCTCAAAGACGAAATGGAATACGACAAGCGGCGCGACCCTGACAAATACCAGCATGTTTGGATGGGTCAGTATCTGCGGAACAGCAACGCAAGGGTGTTCAAGAACTGGAAGATTGACGACTTTGAAGCACCGCCAGATGCCATCCACCGACTTGGCGCCGATTGGGGATTTTCGATTGACCCAACAGTGCTGGTGCGCTGCCACATCATTGGGCGCACTCTGTTCATTGACTATGAAGCCTACATGGTGGGGTGTGAAATCATCAACACGCCCGAGCTGTTCATGCAAGTGCCTGAGAGCGAACGCTGGCCCATCGTGGCTGATTCAGCCAGGCCCGAGACCATCAGCCACATGAAGCGCAACGGCTTTCCCAAGATCATGACCGCAGTCAAAGGCCCAAAGTCGGTAGAGGAAGGCATCGAATTCTTGAAGAACTACGACATCGTGGTTCACCCTCGCTGTATACACACCATTGACGAACTGAGCCTGTACAGCTACAAGTCAGACCCGCTGACGGGTAGAATCCTACCCGTGCTGGAGGACAAGAAGAACCATGTGATTGACGCACTGCGATATGCTTGCGAGGGTGTCAGGCGTGCAGCAGTGACCAAGACGATCAACTTCACGCCATTGCCGACCATAAACAAATGGTAGAAAATTGGTTAACAAAGGACAATCATGGCAAGAATCTCAAACGACCAACGGCTTTCGAATCTACACACCGAAGCCCTGCGCCAGTTCAATGACATCCAGACTGCGCTGCGTGACGAGCGCCTACAGTGCTTGCAAGACAGGCGCTTTTACTCCCTGTGCGGCGCTCAGTGGGAAGGCCCACTGTGGGATCAGTACGAGAACAAGCCCAAGTTTGAGGTCAACAAGATCATGCTGGCGGTCATTCGCATCGTCAACGAATACCGCAACAACCGCATCACAGTGGACTACGTGTCCAAAGATGGCACAGACAATGCAAGGCTGGCAGAAGTCTGCGATGGCCTGTATCGTGCTGACGAACAAGCATCTGTGGCTGATGAAGCCTATGACAACGCTTTTGAGGAAGCCGTGGGCGGCGGCATTGGCGCATGGCGGCTGCGGACAGTCTACGAAGACGAAGAGAATGACGAGGATGACCGACAGCGCATCCGCATGGAGCCAATCTTTGATGCTGACAGCTCGGTGTTCTTTGACCTGAACGCCAAGCGCCAGGACAAGTCGGACGCTAAATATGCTTTCGTGGTCACCAGCATGACCCGTGAGAGCTACAAAGAAACCTACAACGATGACCCAACGGACTGGCCCAAGATCATCCATCAATACGAATTCGATTGGGCAACGCCTGATGTCGTGTTTGTGGCTGAGTATTACAAAGTCGAGGAAAAGACCGAGACAATCCGCATCTTTGAGGCCATTGACGGGACTGAGGAACGCTACACAGCCAAAGACTTTGAGAACGATGAAACGCTTGAAGAAACCCTGATGGCCATCGGCACACGGGAAGTTCGGCAGAAGCGGGTCAAGCGTATGCGTGTCCGCAAATACATCATGTCGGGCGGCAAGGTGCTGGAGGATGCTGGTTACATCGCTGGCAAGTGCATCCCGATTGTGGTGGTGTACGGCAAACGCTGGTTCGTGGACAACATCGAACGCTGCATGGGCGCTGTCAGATTGGCGAAAGATGCCCAACGCCTAAAGAATATGCAACTGTCCAAGCTGGGCGAAATCTCAGCCTTGTCCAGCATTGAGAAGCCAATCATGACACCCGAGCAAGTGGCGGGTCATCAGCTTATGTGGGCAGAAGACAACCTACGTGATTATCCGTATCTGCTAATTAACCCTATAACTGGGCCTGATGGCAATACCCAAGCGGCTGGCCCATTGGCTTACACCAAGTCGGCATCCATTCCCCCGGCTATGGCTGCACTGTTGCAGATCACCGAACAGGATATGCAAGACATCCTGGGCAACCCGCAAGGCGCTGACAAGATCGTTTCTGGCGTGTCTGGTAAGGCCGTGGAGATGATCCAAACCCGTGTGGATATGCAAACGTTCATCTACATGAGCAACTTTGCCAAGGGGATGAAGCGATGCGGCGAGATCTGGTTAAGCATGGCTCGGGACATCTACACCGAAGACAAGCGCAAGATGAAAACCATTGCACCAACTGGTGAGTCCAGCGTGGTAGAGCTGATGAAGCCCATGATTGACACCGAAACGGGTGCGATGGTCATGGAAAACGATCTCAGCACCGCCACCTTTGATGTGGTTGCCGAAGTTGGCCCATCCAGCAGCAGCAAACGAGCAGCCACTGTACGGGCATTGACCGGAATGCTTCAGATCACCACCGACCCAGAGACAGCGCAAGTGCTGACCGCAATGGCGATGATGAACATGGAGGGCGAGGGCGTGGGTGATGCCAATGCTTACTTCCGCAAGAAGTTGCTCCGCATGGGTGTTGTCCAGCCCACCGATGACGAAGCCCAGGAACTCATGGCTGAGATGCAAGGCAAGCCGCAAGACCCGAACGCTATGTACCTCCAGGCAGCAGCCGAGGGTGAACTGGCTAAAGCAGCCAAGGCCCGTGCTGATACTGTGGAGACCGTGGCAAGTGCCGAGTTGAAGCGTGCTCAGACACTGGAGACATTGGGCAAAGTCGATGAAACCGCACAAAACATGGCCTTGACAAACGCCGAGGCCGTCCAGGAGATATTGCGTGGACAAATTGTGCAGCCTGTTGTCAGATAATAAAAAACAAGCGAGAATGTAATTAACGGATGCCACCCACCGTTTTTAATGGGTGAGTTTAATGGGGTCAAAAGATGAACGAAAAGGCAGTAATTGAGGACGATGAAACCTTTGTAGAGGAAGAAGTCGAGGAAGTCACGGAAATCGTTGATGACCAAGAAGAACCCGAGGAAGTAGTTGTCAGCATTGGAGAGGAAGCGCCACCTCCCGAAGAGCATACTCCAGCACCTGAATGGGTACGAGAGTTGCGAAAGACAAACCGTGAGTTGCAACGCCAGAACCGTGAA